CCAAGTAGGAGATTAACAATTTTGTCCGACAAATCGTCAGGCAAAAACTTCAGAAAACCAAGGGCGTATAAAGCCACACATCCGTAAACGAATATCTTTAGGCATAAGTCAAAGGTCTTTTGGTACTCATTCATCTGCCACATCTACGAGTAGTTGCACAGAATTCCATCAACTCATTTACGCCAACAAAGACTAAAAACAAAACAAAGAATATTCCACCTATTGCCAAACCAATCTCTAGTTGTTCTTGCTCTTTCTCTTTGGCTTTCTTTGCTTCTGCCTTCAATGCACTTATCTCTTTGGCATCAGCCAAGTCCATCTCTGCTTGACGGGCTTTAATCTTGTTCCAGACATCGATCTTGCCTGTTTGCATAAAGAGCATCTTTAACTCTTCCTCAAACGCTCTAGCTTGCTCTAAAGCCATCTCAATCTGCAAAGCCGTGCCCATGTTGGAACCCTTGCCAGACTGTTTAGCTTGAAGCATGGCCTTGGTAGCAGTTGACTTTGCATCAAACAGCTTACCAATCATAGGTGCAAGTGAGCCTAAGTCATTGGCAACCTTACTTGCCTTTTTGACCATGCTAATAGCGGATTGAATACCCGCTAAAGCCGTCATTGGATCTATAGGGATCATTTCTTTTCTACCTTCTTCCATTCAATACAGTAGACTTTTCGGTTGTACACATCCCCAACCCACATCCACTTGACACACCTGTACTCAATAGATACAGCCAGTAAAAAACTAATTAACTCCATACCCAGATAATTACTGAGAATGACCAAACGATAAGGGCAACCATACCGACTGCCGCAATTGTTGCAAGCAGCCAGTCTTTCATGTTATCTAGGAAGCAAGAAACGCTCAGTACCATACTCAGGCAACTGACCTAATCCATAGTTTGTCAATGGATTGGAAGTTACTCTGTTTAACAGTCCTGGCGCTTGTGGTTGCGAACTAGGCAACATATTGCGTTGGAATACTGGACTAGTGATTCCTGCTCTTACTGCTGGTCTACCCAATACAGTAGCAAGCAAACTAGGATTCTTTGCTGAAGCAGCGGCAACACCTGCGGCTCCAACATCTAATGGGCTGATGCCAGGAACACTACCAATTCGAGCTACATTTTGGAATGCAGTTGGATATGCGGCAGCGGCATTTGCTAATGTCTCTAATTCGCTTGGAACAATCTTTCCTGCTGCCGCACGTTGTCCAAGTTTTGCAAGTGAAACATCACCAGTTACAAGATTTAAAGATTTTTCAATTGTGTAACTTTTACCAATAGCTTTTTGAGCTTCTTTAAAGTTATCAAAAACATCATTTTGACCAAAGTTTTTAAGATTTCTCGCCGCTAATTCTTCAAGTTGTTTAGCAGCAAACTTTTGAGCCTGACCAAGACTTCTGTTTGCTGGGTCAGCAGACATAACATTAGATTCGCCATCGTATCTTAGGCGCTTCATTTGTTCAACAATGCCAGTACCATCAAAATTCATTTGTTTTAAGCCATTTAAAACTCTGAGTTCTGCTGTGACATCGGTTGTATTAGCTAATTTTTGTAATTCAGTAGTTTTTTTATTTATATCAGTAATAAATGGTCTATCTGCATAGTATGTTGGGTTAGCTTTTAAAGCTTCATATGCTAAACCTTTTTCAGCCCTAAAATTTTGTAGAGCATTTAAGTCAACTGGCGTATCAGGTGCAAGATTTAAAAATTTACGAGTTTGTACATTGCCTAATTCTTGATTCTTAATAGACGCAACTTGACCAGTTTGTTGTTTGCCAGAGAACCCTTCAAGCAATTTGTTTAGCATTGATGGATTAACTTGAGTAGGTGGCAAAGTAGCGCCTTGAGCAATAGCACGTTCAGCAACCAATTGAGCCTGAGTTAATTGAGCTGGCGCTTTAGGCGTAGTCAATGCACTAACAGTAGCCGTAGGAACAGTCAAAATACCACCTACAGCCGCCTCATTAATAACTTGAGCAGGATTGATAGTTCCAGTATTGGCTTGTTGCGCTGCAGCAGATGTTAATGCGGCAGTAGTGCCACCAGTAGCAACATTCTGAGCCAATGCAACAGTTCTAGGAGCCGCTTGCATCAATGCAGTAGGTGTTGCAGAAACAATAGATTTCTGCATAGCCCCTGGCAACAATAAATTAGTAGGATCAAGCAAGCCAGTAGCCATGCCACCAACAAGCAATCCTGGACGCTCTGTGGCAACTTTATACGTGCCTTTTAAAATGTCACTTACAGATGGAGTTGGTGCGGCAACTGGTTGTTGTTTGGTGCGATCAATGCCAAGGTATTCATCTGACAAGCCAAGCTTACTTAAACCACCTTTAATTCCTTGAGCCATCAAGTCGGCAGCACCAAATATTAATTGTCCACCAGTAGTCTTACCACGCAATACATCTAATGGGTTAAAGCTTGCTGAAACATCTTGCATAAACTGGCTTCCACCAGATTTAGGTGGTTGTTGCTGAGCCAAAGGAACACCAATACCCGCTACTGGAGTCCATTCATCAGTTGGTGCTTTCTGTTGAGTGATACCAGTAACTGGTGACCATTGTTCATCATCTTTTTGAGCCATACCTACCACCTTCTTAACGTAGTTTTGTGTTTCCTTAAATGGAGGAACACCACCATACTTCTCAACATTACCTGGGCCAGCGTTATAAGCAGCCGCTACCAAAGTAGGATCTTGGAATCGTTCTGTTAATTGGCCTAGATATTTAACACCACCACGGATGTTATCTCTCCAATCCATGCGATTAACACCTAGATCTTTAGCAGTAGCACCCATCAACTGCATAGGTCCATAGGCACGATCATTGAATCTTGTTTGTGGCCCTATAGCGTTGAAAGCACCGCCAGATTCAGCTTGAACAACACCTTGTACCAAAGAAAGAGGAACACCCTGGCGTTCTGCTTCTTCAGCAGCAAAAGCAAAGATTTCGTCTTTAGTTGCCATGTTATTGGCCTACTGGCATTACTGTACCATCTGGCTTTTTAATTCCATACTTACCAGATTTACTTTGAACAAGTTGAAATCCAGAAGGCAAAACGGGTGCAGATGGATTTGCGGCAATTTGCTCATTAAGGAACTGATTAACCTTTGGATGGTTGTACAAACGAGGATTGTCTGGTGAGTTAGCCCATGCCGTATATATAGACTTTGGATCACCAGTATAAGCATCAATGAATCTCTGACGAGCATCATCTTTATCTGCTGCAGCAATCTCCAAAGCAGACACATACTTGGTAACAAACTTAGGATCAGTTACGCCAGTTGTGGCCTTATCAACAATGCCACCTTCAAACGCATTAGCATTGCCTTTAATGTTTCCTAAGCCTTTCAAAACACCTTCAGATCGTGTTTTGTTTAGCAAGTTAACATTGCCTACAAATGAATCAAATTTATCGCCAACACCAGGTATAGCCCGCATATAAGATGCGCCTGTAGCAAAAAACTCTGTAAGTTTATTTGGGTCAAGTTGTTCAGCAGCGTTATACAAATATTCAGCAGAAGTCTTACGATCTCCAACTGTCAATGCCGCATCAAGAGCAATTTCTGTAAATTTGCTATAATTTTTTGATGTCGCAAGATTGACTGCTTGTTGTGCAGGAGAAAGCTCAGAAACAAATCCACCACCTGCGCCTGTAGTAGCACCTGCGCCACCAACTGTAGCACCAGCAGGTTTTGTATAACCTAGCAATTCTGCACGTGATTTTGGTTGTTTTTGTTGTGTAACTTGATTAACCACTTGCTCAACTTGACCAAAAGTACCAGCAATTGCTTTAGCAGTTTCACGTTCTTGCAATGATTGAATTGAACCATTCAGGTTTTGCACACCAACTAAATTACCTGCTCTATCATAAAGAGGCTTTTCACCAGGCAGCGGAGTGTACGTTATATTTTGCTCAACAGCTTTTCCATATCCTGGTGCAGCAGAAACATTAAAATCTACATTTCCACCTTGTACGACAGGTCTTGAAACTAAACCAGATTTAGCATCAAAAGTTGGAATTCCACCAATTGCTTGCATATTAGGATTTAACAATATGCCACTTGGTTGCATCTTTGGTTGCAAAGCAGTAACTGTTCCAAGCATTGAGCTTTGTGAAGCACTAGGCAATGCAAGAATATCTTGCAAAGCATTTTGTATATTAAATGGTAAGCCTTGCGCTCTAGCACCTTTAATTTGCTCTTGTTGTGCCAATTGTTCGGGCATAACAGGACCCATGTACTCAGGGTTTGCTTCTTGGAATCTAGTAGGCGTGTACTTGGCTCGGAAGCCTTCTAAAGCCGCTTGATCTGCTTGAGCTTGTTGGCTCTTACGCAACATATCTTGCATTGTGATTGCAGTAGACGGAATATCAGATGCTGACTTGAAGCCAACACCAGGATCTCCGCTTAACAAACTACCAATTAGAAACTGCTGAGTAGCTTGCTTTTGCATAGCTGTTTTTTCAGCATCAGACAAGCCTGTTAATGCGGCTTCAGATAATAATCCAATATCAAAAGGCATAATTTACTCCTTAACCAATTCCAAGCAAACCAAGCAAACCTTGGCGTGAAGTAGATGTTGACTGAGCACCAGATCCACCACCAACATTGATACCCAATGCTTGATTGATAATCTGTTGTTGTTCCAATGGGAGATTGCGGATGGCATCCAACTGTTGTTGTGAGAATCCTTGTTGCAATGCACCTTGTTGAGCAAGTTGATTGACACCTGCAAATCCCATTTGTTGGCCTTGACCTGCAATATTTGCAACTTGTCCTGAAGCACCCAAACGCTGTTGATTAGCTTGTAATCCCGCACCTTGATTTGCTAATGCAGCTTGTAAGTAATTAGCAGCATTAAACTGCCCCATCTGATTTTGAGCCGCTTGATTAGCCAATGCAACTTGCTGTGCATTTTGTGTATTGAGCTGACCAACAGACAAATCAATACCTTGATTAGCAAGTGCGGCACGTAATGCTGCGTCTTGATTAGCCAAACCGAACTGACCTGCCAACTGCAAAGACTGCTGAGTTGTAGCCAAGTCTTGAGCTTGATTAAGTTGTTGTGCTTGCATAGAACGAGCCAAATCAGCCTCAGAAGCTCTTTGTGCAGCCTCATAACCAGCGGCATTTTGTTGAGCAAGCAAACGAGCTGCATTCTCACCATAGGCACGATTGGTTTCAGCCTCTGCAACACCCTGACGAGATCCACCAAAAGCTTTAGACGCAGTAGCTTGAGCAGCAGTTCTTTGTTGTTCAAGTTGACGTGAACGCTCTAAATCAGACAAACTTTGTTGAGTAACTGCTTGTGTATATGGATTCATATACGCTTGGATATTCTGGTTTAAAAATGAACCAGCATTTACATCTCGAATGTTTGCTCTAGCTTGTGGTGCAATTTGACCTAAAGCTTCTGTTGTAACTTGTTGACCAGTAACACCTTGATTAGTAACATTTCTAATATCTCCTCTACCAAGTTGAGAAGCATTAGCTAAGTATGTTCTTGCATCACGGGATGATACTTGTTCTGGTATGTAGTTACTAACATCAGTAGCAATCCTATTAGCTTCACCAAGTTGCTTCATTTGTGGACTATTTGGATCTGCAAAGATACGTCCAGCTCTAAATGAATCAAGTTGATCTGCTGTAAAGCCTTCAAATTGACGAGCTTTTAATCCACCAGAAACGCTTTGTGCGCCTTGTAGATTAGTTAAAAAAGCATCCCGTAGTTGGGGATCCAACTGTTGTTGACTTGAGCTTCCACCACCTAGAGACATATTATTCCCCTTGTATCCATTTAATTGCATCATCATGTGACGTAAAATATCGCCACATATCCGTACTAACATCTCTCATTGCTTCTTGTCCTCTAAGCAATAAGACTATCATTGGTGCGATTTGTAATGAAATAATACGCAATGTGAGCGCATAGGCCCTGTCATTTGTATTACCATTTTCAAGTTCTACAGAGTCTTGCCAAGCATTTATACTCTGGATCACTAACGGCATTAAAAATGCCTTATTAGCATTGAAGAACTCATTTGTAGGTAGCGTCACCAAAGCGTTCCAAAAGACAATATCTATGTCTTTTCTTGTAGGCTCTTTATCTTTGTCTACCAAGTCATCCCATAACTCGGCTATTCCTGACAAAGCGACCAAAAAGTCTACGGCACTCTGGTTGCCACCAAACCATTCTAGCAGTTTAGCGTTTCTTAATCCACGCCAATCTTCAGTATCGTGTTCCATTATCTTAAACCACCCGACTTACCATCAAATCTGATAGTTCCAAGTCGCCAATCAGATAATGTATTACCTTCAATCTTTACAGCTATCTGTCTACCAGTAATCCGAAAAGACGTTGGATTAGCCATAGTATATGGGCCATAGTCAAATTTTGTACCAGTTGGGTAAAACTTAGTACTAAATCTAGCCTTCACATCGCCTAATGTCTTTTCATCAGGAACAAGTCCATTAAGGCTTAAAACACGATCACCCGCACCCAATTCAACTGGTCCAGACTCAGCAAATATGGTCTGAGAATCATAAGCATTACCTACTTCATGCTCATAAATATAGCCATCAGCAGAAACCATAATAGGATTGCTGAAGATACCCCGATCTGTACCGCAAGTACGAGCCAAAGTGCCAACCGCCCAATGATTTTCCCTGTAGTTATAGCTTACATAGGAATCAACTTCATTGCTACCAGCACTAGGATAGAACCACCAAATCTCACCATAAGCAGATATATGAACTGCATAAATCTTAGATGCTTGGGTAGTATTTAAATTAGTAAATACATAGTCGCCAACGTCAGACTGAAGTGGCTTTACAAAACCATCAAATATCCAGAAGCCTGATTGAGACATCCAAATACATGAACTGTCAGTAGCTGCTACTGCTTGTTTGGAAATAACACCACAAGATGATGCAATACGCTCAAAACTGTAAACGTATGGTGGTCCAATATAAGTAGCCGTATGGACATCAACATCAGTAAACAGTATGGTAGCTCCACGAATGCGTTTAGCGCATTGCAAAGAACCAATAGTGGTTAGCTCAAAGTCACCCGCTTGATTGGTAGCTTGAGCAGTCCAAACAGTATTGTTTTCTTGGTCAGACCAAGCAATTTTACGAGGATTACCAGAAGCACCCAAGGCAAATAAGAATCGTTCTTGAGTAGTTATCAGTCCTGTGCAACTGGTAGGAGCATTTGTAATGGCAACGGCATCATTTGCTACGTTTAATTGCCACTCAACAAGTCTTCCATCTTTTGTTGAGCAACCAACCAAATATTCACCCCATGTGTCTAAACTCCATGTTGTAGCAGGAGAAATAGCACCAATATCAGGTCTAGGTACACCATAAGCATAGCTCCCGTATGTACTGTAACCATAGCCAATCTTTGACACAGCATTTGCATCACCAACAACCAAACTGGATGGTGTAATGTCTGTCAAAGTATTAGATTCACTTAAAGCATACAATTTTGAATGTGTACCAATTGCGATACGTCTATTGTTATTGTTATCACGCCAATTAATTAAGCCACGGGCTGAACCAGTTAATTGTGTTTCTGTACGCTTACGCCATCCACCAATAGGACGAATTGTTCCCTCAAACCAACGAACAAGGTTTGAAAAGTTCCAACGTCCTTTAGATTGGTAATCTGTACCATTCTTATATACGCCTGGTGGAATCTGGAGAGGAATGTAGGCCATGATATAAATCTTTATACAGATATGTTAGATACAAAACTTATTGTAACAATTGCTGAAGGAACTGCTGGTCTTGTTGGACTTGTGCTTGTCCCAAAATGCTCAATACTTACACCAGTATTTTCAGTTCTCCACACAATCTCAACGTAATCATTAGCAGCCATCTCAACAAAAAAATTCAATGCAGCAATAATATGGCTTGGATCACCAGAGCCTTTTCTTGCTGGCGGGTGAAATCTGCTGTTTGAATTGTCAATATTTGTGCCATTCTTGCGAAACCAAATATCCACATCTTGACCACTATTGGTTGTGTTTTTTAGTTGAATGGAAAACTGTAAGTTCCAGATACCATCATTAGCTACAGTAATTCTTGAGCCACTAGCTATAGAGACACCATTAGAAAAGTCTGTAGTATTGAATGTGACGGGATAGGCTGTAGTTGTGTCTGCTGCTACTTGGTCAGTTGAATCTTGAAAAGCCCCATAAGGGTTATTCATAAACCGCCCACCACGAATACCAAGTACCGAATTTAAAGAGTTAATTAGCTTAATAAAAAATATATTCAGAATGCCATTGTTCTGATTCTGTAAGGCAGAAGAATACAACTCTCCAGATGAAGCAAGCTTCGGAGCTGGAGGTGTATCTAACTGTTGCCTTAAATTAGCCATTTATATCGCCAGTTAGTGTTGATGGGAAAGCTCGACCATAACCCCAAATAATTCTTACAGCACCAATGGAAGCCGCACCACCGCCAGCGCCACCTGTTGAATTAGTAGCACCGCCAGCGCCACCACCATAAGCACCACCATTACCTCCAAAGCTGCTTGTTCCAACCCTAGTATTTGTAGATCCATTAGCTCCACCAGATACTCCTGTTCCAACAGAAGCAGTACCACCCGTTTGTGAATCACCAACACCACCACCTGTAGCGCCAGACCCAGAGCCACCTAATATTCCAACGCCTCCACCGCCACCTCCTGCAAGATTACCACCAACAGGGCCGCCAGCAGAGCCAGCAGAGCCATTTCCTCCATACCCCGCAGCACCGCCTCCACCAGAGCCTCGGTCTGCACCACCAGCACCACCAGAATAATTTACATCACCGCCTGTAGCAGTACCACCTGCGCCACCATTTACACCACCAGCAGCCCCATCGCCAGCAGTTACGCCTTGAAATACTGATCCTGATCCAACTGTTACTGTGTAAGAATTGCCTGGCACAACAGTAATATTATTTTTATAAGCTAATGCACCACCGCCACCGCCTCCACCATTACCCGCACCATTACCGCCAGTACCAATGCAAAGAACGCAAACACTTGTTACGTTTGCAGGAGCAGTCCATGAAAAAGTACCAGCAGTAGTGAATAAAGCACTACCATAGCCATTATTCAAGCCGCTACCAAATGCTCTTGTAGAGGATGATGCAATCGTTGTTAGGAGTGGCATATTTACCTTAAGCAAAAATTGCTTTAGAAACCAATACAGTAAATGCCGCAGAACCAGTTTTAATTACTGTATATGTGTATGCGTCAATTGCACTTGCAGTACCAGCAGTTGGAGCCACACCACCAAGCCACTTAACAGTTACACCTGTAGCTGTACCATCAATCTGTATTACGTTGTTGTAATAAGCAGTAGAGCCATTTGTAACCAAATGCACAACAGAAATAGACTCTCCTGTTGCCATCAATGTATCAAGCGTTACTGGAGTGCTTGCACCTGTGATATTTATTGTCCAGTTAGCAGAAGCATTGCTTGTGTAATACAAAACAGACTGAGTTGTTGCGTAGTAAGCAATAGTGCCTGTTGCCGCAGTAGCAGAAACAGTTACCTTTTCTAACGCATTGACAAACTTTGTACCTACAGCAGTTGTAGACCCAGTAAATGTCTGCTTACCAGTATATACATTGTCTGTACCAGTACCAGGCACTACTAAGTTTGTACGGGCATTAGCCGCAGTAGCAGCGCCTGTTCCACCTTTAGCAAGCTTTAGTACAGGACCAGAGTCAAACAAAGCATCAACTAGATCAAAGTCTGTGTTTATCTTAGTACCCCATGAATCGCTAGAAGCGCCAACTTCTGGTTTTGTAAGACCTAGATTTGTGGTTGTTGTATCAGCCATATTTACCTCATTGCGTAGTTACTGTCCAAGACTCGGATTGATCTGTTGCATCAGTCCAAATCTCTGATTGATCTGAAATTGTTGACCAAGTTTCTGAAATTAAACTTGCATCTTCCCATTTATATCTTGCAGAAACAGCAACAATAGTGCTTCCAATTATAAAAGCACTAGTATTTGTTTGTAAATTAACAACGCAATCAACTAATGAAACTGAAGATACATTTGCTGAACAAGTTATAACTGTTGCTACAGATGCTTGAATGCTACTAGATGACTGAATTTCTGCTTGAACAGATTTAATAACTAGTGCAGAAGATGTAATTGAAGATTCACTAGCAGGAGCTGCACTTACAGCCTTAATTGCTATTGCATTTGTTGTAATAGATGATGTGCTAATTACTTCTGCGGAAACCTCAAATACTCCACCGCCACCAAGCGTAGAGAAGGGAGACTGCGAAAAAGCACTTATTCCAAACATTATTTCAAGTGTCCATTACCTGATAACCATGCAAAAAGAGCAACTGTTCCTAAACCTACTATCCAGAAAAACTTTTTAACAATACTTTTCCCAATAGAAATATAAACATTTTCTATTACTTTTTCTGTGACTTTTTCAACTAGTTGTTCTAGTTGTTCATCAGTAAGTATTGTTTGATTTTGCATGATATTTTAAAAAGTAATTGTGCCAGAAGATGTCCATGTATACACGCGATAACCCCCAGCAACGGTAATGGTTGGAGATCCGGTAGTGGATGTAGCCGCGCCGTACGTATCTGCATAGCGAATTATGACGATACCAGAACCGCCAGCTTTACCTTCTCTGGATGGTGAAAATAAATAAACGCCACCACCACCACCGCCACCCATATTCGCCGTGCCAGCAGTAGCCGCTATATTGTCATCGTAATCTCCACCAATACCGCCGCCACCATTACCGCCAGCCGCTGAAGTATTTCCACCACCACCTCCGCCACCAGCACGGAAAACAGAAGTTCCTGTAATTGATGAAGCTGATCCTACGCCACCATTACCACCGACACGACCTACACCATTTGCACCAACTGCCCCGGCTCCACCACCACCGCCAGCACCGTCGTCAGGCGCAGTACCACCGTTATTCCCTTGCCCAGAAATACCCGTACCAGCCGCACCATATTGACCCGCACCGCCGCCAGAGCCACCATTAGCAACAGGGGGGGAAGCAAAAGCGCCTCCACCAGAACCGCCGCCAGTTGACGTGATAGATGAAAAAACTGAATCTGACCCGCTTGTTGGATTGGTGCTTGGATAAACACCCCCCGTACCTCCAGCGCCAACAGTAACTGTAATGGACGAACCAGCCGTTACAGCAAATCCAGATGCGGTTCTATACCCACCAGCGCCACCACCGCCACCGCCTTGACCGCTACTTCGCCCTTGACAGCCTCCACCGCCACCAGCAACAACTAAATATTCCACCGTTGGAGTGGCATTTGTGAATGTACTAACTGTATTCCAACTACTGTTGATTGTTGAATAAACCTCAAAAGTATTTGTAGTCGTGTTAATGCGCGTCATTCCATTAGCAGGGGTTGCTGGCCGCTGTGCCGTTGTACCAATAGGAAGAGTTACTGCACCAGTGGAATTCAATGTGGCATTTTGAGATGTACTTACAGTTATTGCTGAAGAGCCATTTGTTTGAAGCGCAAGAACGCCAGACGAATCCCCATCCTTCTTTACACCTGGAACACCTGAAACTGCTCCGTTGTCAGAATTAACTGTTGAAGTCATGCTATTTTAGAAAGTGATTGAACCAGAGGCGGTGAATCTATAAACTCTGTAACCACCAGCAACAGTAATGGTTGGGCTACCCGTTGTAGATGTTGCCGCCGCAAAGGTATCTGGATAACGAAGAATAACCACTCCAGAACCACCAAGGCCCGATCCGGCTCCGCCACCACCACCTGTGTTTGCTGCACCGTTTGTACCACCCGAAATATTTTGACCTGTACCGCCACCGCCTGTGCCCGGTACACCTCCATTTGTAACGCCAGTACCAGCCCACAAATCTCCAGAGCCGCCGCCTGCATATGTGGTTGAAGATCCGCTAATTACATAAGCAAGTCCATTACCACCACTTCCTCCTCTAGAGGACGTACCATTACCGCCAGCTACACCTGCACCGCCACCACCACCACCGCCATAATTAGCATCATAAGTACCGCCACCACCAGCAGTTCCTTGTCCGGCTGTACCACTACTGGCAACAAGACCGTTGTACCAGCCACCACCTCCAGAGCCACCAGTGTGCCCTGTTTGCCCGTCAGAATAAGCACCACCACCACCGCCAACTGCGGTATATGTAGTTGCACCTATCGTCATTGCGGAGTTAACACCATCACCAATAGTTCCAGTAGTAGATGCAATCCCTCCTGCGCCTATAGTGATGGTATAGGAAACACCAGCCGTAACAGCTACAGCAGCGCCATTAGGAGTTTTTGGTGTTTCAGCGCCGTAGTAAAGCAAACCACCAGCACCGCCACCCCCGCCTCGGCCACCATTTACCAAACTACCACCACCGCCACCGCCAGCAACAATCAAAAGTTCAATTGAAGATGCGACATTTACAAAGGTAGAAATAGTATTCCAAGAACTATTAACAGTTGAATACACCTCAAGAACCCCAAGAGAAGTATTTATGCGGGTCATCCCATTTGCAGGAGTTGGGCGTTGGGCTGTAGTGCCAACTGGGAGAGTTAATGAACCCGTAGAATTAAATACAACATTCTGATCTGTGCCAATCGTGACCGCAGTTGTACCATTTGTTTGAAGCGCAAGAACGCCAGACGAATCAGCGACTGTCTTTAAACCAGCACTTCCTGATACTGATCCACTATCGGCGTTAATCGTTGATGCCATTATTTTTCCTTATGAGGTTACTTCAACCCAAGAAGTTGTAGCCTCATCCCAAGTGTATTTCTTATCATCAATTGGATATGCAACAGGTGCATTCCACTGGCAAGTAGTTTCGTCTAAAGTCCATGAAGCAAACGGCTTGGGTGCAATAAACGCATCACGAGTTGAATCGTATGTATAACCAATCCCAGCGTAATTCTTGCGCATATTACCGTTATAGCTGGTTTGTAACCACACACCGCCTAACAAATCGTGGCAAAACTTAGCGCCAATTGTTTCTGACTCAGCGCCATGCTGATCTTTGCAATCGTCATTGCTTACAACAATAACGCGCAACACCGTGTTGTTTAATCCAATTTCTGCAAAATGTGCCATGTCTGCCTCAATCTTTATTGAACCAAAACCCAAGATACTGTGGCTTCATCCCACAAATAACGCTTGCCATCAGTTGGATATGTAACGGGTGCATACCATTGATTAGTCGTTTGGTTATACAACCAAGATGCAAATGGTTTTGGTGGAATGAACGCATCAGTTTGGCTGTCATAGACATAACCAACACCTGGGAAGCATTGGCGTATTGAGCCATCTTCCGTACATTTCAACCATGTACCGCCATATTCTCGATACAACCAATCACTATCTTTGGTATCTACCAAATACAACACATCAGTAACGATGTTATTTTCTACTTTTGCGTACCAAGCCATTTTATGTCCTTACGCAGTATATGTGCCAGCGGTTGTGAACGTGTG